TAATAATATTATTATCATGGTTATATGCAAATTTTAATAAAATAATTAAAGATAATCTACAAGATTCATATCTTTCTAAATTTAAATTTTCAATTATTGAAATATTCGTATTTATTTCTATAGTATTTTTAAAAATTTTTTCAAAAAATTCATTTTGAAAATCTAATTTATAATATAATTTTTCTATTTTATCATAATAATGTAATATAGTATTTTTATTTTTTAAATATTGATATAATTTATTAAAATTTTCATTTATTTTAGAATTAATAAAAGTTAATATAATTTCTTTAGGATTATAAATAATAAACTCTTTATTTAAATCTTCTATTAATTTATTATAATCTTCATTATATATTTCAGATAATTTAATAGATCCGGTTGATAAATCTATAATTGAAATACCTGTAATTATTTTATCTTTAATTGTTTCTATATAAATTGATAAAATTAAATTATCACTAATAATTGATTTATCTGATTCAATATATGTACCAATTGAATAAATTTTATCTAATTTACGCTTAATTGTTTTTTTATCTATATATTGGTTATAAACTATAATTGTATAATTATTATTAATTAAAATTTCTAAATATTTTTCTAATGAATTACATGGAAAACCAGCCATCCATGGATTTGATTTTGAAATTTTTTCAATATTTTTATTCTTTTTAGTTAAAATAATATTTAATAATTCACAAATTTCTTTTAATTTAATTTCATTAGGTATTGGTGAATATAATTCATAAAAACTACCTACTTGTAATAACACTAAATATTTTTCATATTCATTCTTATATAAATTATCTAACTCTAAATATTCATTAATAATATTGTGATTCTTAACCATTTTTGATACAATCTTTAATTATTATATTAATAAATGTTTAAATAATTATTATAAAAAATATAATAAAAAATAAATAATTTTAATAATATAAATAAAATACTATTAGATTTATTTATGTAAATTATAACTTATTTTAATGTTAATAATTATTTTAATAATTTTATATTTTTATTTTATTTATCAAAATGGAATTTTATTAAATACTAATAAATTTAATACATTTGAACATGGAAAAAAATATAAATTTAAAATTCCAATTAATAAAGATGAATATTTAATATTTTGGTATTATAAAAATAATAATAATAATATTAATAATAAAACAATAATTTATTTTTCTGGATATTTTGAATCATATAATTTATACTTTACTCCAAATAGAATTAAACTTTTTACAAATGAACCATTTAATTTAAATTTTATTATTTGTGATTATAGAGGAATGGGTTTATCAAAAGGAAAATATAATGAAAGTAATATGTTACAAGATGGTATTTATTTAATTAATTATCTTATAAATAATAAAGAAAATAAAATATTAAATATAAATATTTCTGATATAATATTATATGGTTATTCAATAAGTACTATTACTATTTTACATATTAATAAATATTTATTTTTATATAATTTAAAACCATATAAAATAATATTAGAAGCACCATTATATATATTTTCATCTAATAAATTGATAAATAAATTAATAAAAAAATATATAAAATATGAATTTAAATCAAATATTATAAATAATATTCATTTTATTAATTCTCCAATTTTAATATTACATGGATATAACGATTCTATTATATCTTATAAACAAAGTATTTTTATTATTAAAAATATTCAAAATAATAATAAAATTAATCAATATTTATATTATGTATTAATTAAAAATTCAGGACATCATAATATTTTAAAAAATAATAAAATACATAAAATTATGTATAATTTTTTAAAAAATTAACAAAAAAATATAAACTTAATATTAAAAATATATAACACATTAAATAGTATAAATACTATTAATAATATTTTAATATTATTACCGAATTTAATTATAAATTATATAATTTCTATCTATAATTAAATTTATTATACATTATATAATTTATACTCCATATTGAATGAAATTATTTTTTTATATTAAATAATACATTAATCAATATATTTTATAAAATAAATATTAATGTGTATAATATATAATATATTATATTATTATATATAAGCTTTAAATATAATTTTTTTAAAATTGAATTAAAATAATTTCTATTAAATATAATATATATATAATAATAAAATATGTCTCTTTCATCTAAGATTCAATCTGTTTTTCCAATAAGAAATTATGAAATTTATGAAATGTATACTAAAGCTCGTTCTTGTTTCTGGATAGAAAAAGAACTTGATTTAAGTAAAGATAAATATGATTGGGATAATAAATTAAATAAAGATGAAAGATTCTTTTTATCAAATATATTAGCATTCTTTGCACAATCAGATCAGATTGTTAACATAAATTTAGAAGAGAGATTTATGGAGGATGTTGAATTATTACCTGAAGATATTAAAATATATACTAAATTATTTTATAATTTTCAAAAAATGATGGAAGATATTCATACAATTACATATGAAAGTCTATTAGATACATATATTACAGAAAAAGATTTAAAATTAAAATTTAAAAATGCAATTGAATATATACCAGCAATTACTAAAAAAGCAAATTGGGCCAAGCGATGGATTGATGATACTAATTCTAGTTTTGGTACTAGATTAATTGCTTTTGCTGTATTAGAAGGTATATTTTTCTCAGCATCTTTCTGTGCTATATTTTGGATTAAGGAAAAAAATATATTATCAGGATTAACAAAATCAAATGAATTTATTTCAAGAGATGAAGGTATTCATAGAGATTTTGCAATATTATTATATAATCAACTTAAAAATAGGACTGATTATGATTTAAATTGTAATGATAATCAAATAATTTCAATTATTCAAGAAGCTGTCGAAATTGAAAAGGAATTTATTACTTCTTCTTTTAATTGTAGATTAATTGGTATGAATGCTGAAGAAATGTGTAAATATATTGAATATGTTGCTGATAATTTATTATCTAATTTAGAAATTAATAAATTATATCATACAAATAATCCATTTTTATTTATGGAAAATATAGGTTTACAAAATAAAACAAATTTCTTTGAGCAAAGAGTAACTGAATATTCTAAAGCAAATGCTAATGCAGAAAAAGAAGATTTAATATTAAGTATGGATGATGATTTTTAATTTAAAAACATAATTAATATTAATAATAGAGATATAATAAGAAAATTTATATTTTGTTTTTTTATAATGATTCAATTAATTAAATATTTATTTATATGTGTTAATTTATTAAATTATGTATCTTCAGAAAAATATGTAGCAAATTATTTTTATCAAAATAATGATTGTAAAGATTTAAATTTTATTATGTATACTTATGAAAATTATGAAGTATGTGAAGTATTAAATAATACTTTATGTAATGGTTTTGGAACTTATTCTAATACTCAAGATTGTGGAGAAAATCCTTTAGATACTACAAATAAAGAATTTAAAAATAAAGAATTTTTATATTATGATATATATGATTTAAATTGTCTTAATAAAATTAACTCTATTGCAATTGAAGTAGGTAAATGTATTTCTTTTATGGATACAATTTATATTAAAATTAATAAAAATTCTAAATTTTATAATACTGAAAATTATTTAGATCCGGATTGTACTGAAAATTATAATTATCCAGACATAGCTCCAGAATCAGAATCTATTTTTAATTTATCATTATGTACAGATAAAATTAAATTTTATAATGAAAATGGTAATATTAATTATGATATTGATGATTTAAAAGATTTAAATAAAAATAATAATGGTAATAATGCCAATAATGCAAATAATTTAATAAAAAAAAATAATTTAAATTTATTTACATATATAAGTATACTTATTTTATTACTTATTACTAGTATTAATTAATACTATTTACTATTTTATATGCCATATATTCAAAAGGATGTTCAAATATATTATCATTATTGGTACATTTTATATTTAAAGTATTATCAATAATGCATTCAAAATTAATATTTTTATATTTATAAACATAATTATCAGTATCAGGATTTGCTCTATCATAATTATTTTTTTTTCTACTTTTAATAATATTATAAGTATTTAAAAATTTATTAATATCATTTGGGTATAACTTTTGATATATGTGTATACGTTCATGAATTAATGTTTTATATAAATTATTATCATATATATTATCAATATTTAATATAATTATATTATTTCTAGTATGAGGATACCCAAATTCATAATTATTAGTTTTACTACAACCAATTATCCATGGATATTTATATAATTTTTTATAATTAAATTCTGGAAATTTTATAGATTTTAATTTTTTATTAGCTATTTTTATAGCTTTAGATAATAATAATTTTTCTTTTTCTGTAAATGTATATAATTCCTTTTCAATATTTAATAAATATTGATTTTTATTATTTATATTTCTAAGTTTTAAATTTTCATTACTTAAATTACTATAAAAATTATCTAAATCTAATTGTAAAAAATTAGATAATTGATAAGAATTAAGAAATATAATTTGAATATTATCATAATTTAAAAATATTAAAATCAATATTATACATATTATAAAAAAAATTAAAATCATAATTTAAAAATAACTATTTAAAAATAATTATATTGTATGTATTATTTTTATTAATTTTTATATAAAAACTCAAACCAATCTTTATTTAATTTATAATAAATTTCTTTATCTGTAAGTATTTGTGCTAATGTTTTTTTTTCTGTAGAATAATTTGGCCAATATAATTTTAATAAATCTTGTTCTTGTTGTGTTAATTCATTTTTAATATATGAATAATTAATACTATTAATATTATTGGTATTATTAATATTATTGGTATTATTAATATTTATATTCTTATTTTTAGTAATAATTTCATTATTAACTTCTTTTTTAATATAAACTCTTTTAATAGGTTTTTTCTTTTTCATATTTAAACCAGCTCTTTTAAAATTAAATGATTCCATTACTATATTATTATATTTTATATATATTATTTATAATTATAGTATTCAATTTTAATAATCTTTTTAAATAGTAAATTATATATTATTTATATATTATTTATATAAGAAGTTATTTCATTATTTTTAAATAAATCAGCATATATAGTATTATTATTAAATATTTTTAAATTACCATTATTTATTGATAAAATACAATTAAATTCTAAATTTTTCCAAATAAAATTATTATTACTATTATTATTACTATTACTATTATTATCTTTAAGTTTATTAAATGTACAATTAAATTCTATATTATTTAATAAATCTTTATTATATTTAATATTATCTTCATTAATATTAATAGAAATTTCATCTTTACTTAATATAGTATTATTAGAAATAATAATTAATGAACCTGTTTTATTTATAAAATTTATATATAAAATCATATTATCAATATCAGAAACTTGATTAAATTCTGGATTAGAAATCCAATAACCATCTATATATGATAATATTTTATCATTTAGATTATTTTTTTTATAGTTATTATATTTATTACTATTATTACTATTATTATTATTTTTTTTAATATTAGTTTCTAAATAATCTTCTAATTTATCTAATTCATCATCTAATTCATCATAAACTTCATTATTAATATAATACATATAATATATATAGAAAATTATAGGAATTATTAATAATATAATAATATTTAATAATTTCATTATTATTTATAATCAATAAATATTATATATAATATATATTTTATATAATATTAAATTTAAATTATGAGTAATATTGTTAATTTAACATATAAAAATTTTGATAATAGTGGAAAATTAAAAGACTATAAAGATAAAATTGTTTTAATTAAATTTTATACTACATGGTGTGGATATTGTAAAGAAACAATTCCAGATTTTAAAAATTTAGCAAACTTTTATAAAAAGGATAAAAAAGTTATAATTGCTCAATATGATTGTGATGAAAAAGAAGGAAATGAAAATAATGTTGAATATATTAAACATTTAAATAAATTTTCAAAAGGACCAAAAATTAAAGGATTTCCTACTATAGTTTTATACAAGAATAATTTATATATAAAAACATTTAAGAATGAGAGAAAATATCAATTATATATTGATTTTATTGATAAATATTATTAAAAAAATAAAATTATATAATTAATTAGATAATTAATTAGATAATTAAATTATTATGCTGAACATACAGTACATACTTCTTCATCAGAATCTGATGTATTAGTTGTATTGATATTCTTTTTTTGCATTTCTTTTAAAATATTAACATCAACTGTAAATTTAACAGCATCTGCTCCAGATTGAGATCTTAAATAATAACATCCTGTTTTTAATCCTTTTTTCCAACAATATGTATACATTGATGTTAATTTATTATTATTAGGATTTTTCATATATCTATTTGAACTACTTGATTGACAGATATATGCTGATCTATCTGCATCCATATCAATTAAATCTTTTTGTTTTAATTCCCAAATAGTCATATATATTTCTTTAATATGTTGTGGAATTTCATCAATATTTTGAATTGATCCATTATTTGCAATTATTTTTTGTTTTAAAATATCATTCCATAATTTTAAATCTAATAAATCATTAATTAAATATTTATTAATAATTTGATATGTACCAGATAATGTATTTCTTGTAAACATATTACTAGTAATTGGTTCAAACATTTCATAATTACCCATAATTTGTGAAGTACTTGCTGTAGGCATTAATGCAGTTAATAGAGAATTATATATACCATATTTAGAAATATTATATCTTAATTTATTCCAATTCCACATTTTACTAGGAATAACATTCCATAAATCAAATTGTAATTGTCCTTTAGCAATCATAGAAGTTGTATAATTTTTATAATATCCCTTAATTTGTGCTAATTCACAAGATGATTCTAATGCTGCAAAATAAATTGTTTCAAAAATCAATCTATTAATTTCTTTTGCTTTATTAGATGTAAATGGTATTTTAAACTTGAAAAATACGTCTGCTAATCCTTGTACACCTAATCCTAATGGTCTATTCATAGAATCTGAATATTTACCTTCTTTAACAGGATAAACATTATTATCAATAACTTGATTTAAATTTTTAATAATTATTTTTGTAATTTCATATAATTTTTGATAATTATAAATAGGTTCATTATATGTATTATATTCTACAAATTTAGGTAAACAAATACTTGCAAGATTACATACACCAATATTGTCTTTATCAGTATAAATATTAATTTCGGCACAATTCCCAGTAATAATACCATTAAATATACCTTTATGTTCTTTTGGTTCATTAAAACAATATGTATCATGTAATTCTTTAACTTTTTCAATTGATGAAATTCTTACAAATTTTCTAGCATCCCTTTGAGGATGTGTATTAATATCATTTAATACTCTTTTTGTTGGAATGTTTAGTTCATTATATAATTTGTAAGTATCTAGAACATTAAATAATAATCTATAAATTTCTTTACAATTATATTCTGTTAATTCTCCAAAACCTTTATTATTAGGCATCATTCTATATCCAGCATCTCTATTTTTAGTAATTTTTGGATTTAATCCTAATGTATTACATAATAATTTAACATTATATAAAAAGTCTTTATGAATAGATGCAATTTGAAGACATCTTGAATCTTGATTTTTACAAATTGTTCCATCTGCATCAATATATCCTGCTAACCATTCTAATTTACATTTTAAAGATGCATTAATAGGTACATCATATTTATCATTAATAGATTTATGTAAAATAATTCTAGTTTTATTCTGAAGTTCTTGTTTATCAGGAATTCTATCATAATCTAAATATTTTATTAATTCTTGTTTTTCATGATATAAATCAATAAATGGTTGATTTTTATTTTTTAACTTATAATTACTACCATCTCCACAATACATACCATGAGTATAAGGACTTGTAAAATCCAAATCTTTATTACCATCTAAAACTGGAAAATTACATTTAATTAATCTATCATTTGATTTTAATTCATGAGCTTCTTTAATAATATATTTAGTATTTCTAGAACCAGATACAATATAAAACTTATGATAAGGTGTACATTTTAATTCACATCCATCATCTGTTGTAATTTTTAATAATTCTTGATTTACATTTGTTTTTCTAACTGGTGAAAGTGAAAATTCAGAACCATTCCAAATTTCAACTTCTTTATTAGCTAAATCCTTAATAGGATAATAACCGTCTTTAGTTAAAATTAATGTATCTCCAGCAACGCATAAATTAGATGATTTAATAGTTCCTAAGTTGTTTTGATTACATTTTTTATTTACTTGATCTTTAAACATTAAATATGGAATTCCTGATTCCATCTGAATTTCTAATATTTTTTTCCATAAAATGGTAATATCAATTTGTTTATTATATTTTTTTTCAGTTTCATATTTAGTATATAATTGTTCAAATTCATCACCATATTTATCTGCTAAACCTTTTGCAATATTTGGACAAAATAAGCTCCAATAAATTACTTCTTTAGTTTCAATTGCTTTAATTAATCTTTTCATAAATAAATCTGGAATCCATAAAGCTAAGAATAAATCTCTTGCTCTTAAATATTCATCACCAATTGGTTTTTTTAGATCTAAAAATTCAAATATATCTGCATGCCATGGTTCTAAATAAACAGCAGTTGAACCTTTTCTTTTACCACCACCTTGACTTACATATAATGCTGAATCATTATAAACTTTTAACATAGGAATAATACCTTCAGATTTACCATTTGTAGATTTAATTAATGAATTTTTTGCTCTTACTTGACTACAATGAACTCCAATACCACCAGACCATTTAGAAATTTTTGCTGTATCTGATAATGTTTTATAAATATGTTCTAAATCATCTTCAATACTTAATAAAAAACATGATGATAAAGATTGTTTAGGTGTACCTGCATTAAATAATGTAGGTGTAGCATGTGTATAATAATTTTCTGATAATAATTTATATGTTTGAAATATATTATTTAATGTAAATTCATCAGTTGTACCCTGATTATCAATTTTATTAAAATGAATTCCAATTGAAACTCTCATAAACATATGTTGTGGTCGTTCTAAAATTTTAATAGAATTATTTTTATTATGTTTTAATAAATATGATTTTTTTAAAGTTTTAATACCAAAATATGTAAAATTATAATCTAATGAATAATTTAATTTTTTTTGAATTTCAAGTTCATATGTTTTTGCAAATTTAATTAATTTATCATCTACTAATTTAATTGGTTCATTATTTTCATTAAAATAATTATTTAATTCTAATAACATTTTATAATAATTTTCATTAGTTTCTTTATGTAAATTACTAATTTCAATTCTTGATGCTAATGTACCATAGTCTGGATGAGTTGTAATCATACTTGCACAAATATTTGCAGAAATATTATCTAATTCAATAGTTGTAATATTATTAATCATTAATTTAATAGTATTTTGTGCTACTAAACCGACATTGACATGTAATTTAGGTTCATAATTTTTTAAATTATTTAATCTAGTTAAAATTCTATTAAAATCTAAAGGAACTGATTCCCCCTTACGATTAATTACATTAAATTCTTCAATTGTATTCATTTTAAATTATTTAAGATTAAGTTTTAGTTTTAATTTAAGCTTAAGTTTTATTTAAAAATTATTTGCTAATTGAATTTATATTAATTTATTATATTAAACTAATTTATACTTTCAATTTTATATTTATTAATATTATATGATTATATTTAATTATTATTTAATAAAAAAAAATAATATAGTATTTTAGTTAAAAATAATTATATTCATATGTAGAATTAATATTTTGAATATCATTTATTATATTATTAATGGTATTATCTAAATTATTATATTCATTATTAATAATTTTATATTTACTATTTGTTTGATTTAATGCTAATAAATAATTATTAAAAATTAATGTATTTTTAATATTATCATTATGATATCTCTCTTGTATTTTTTCATTTCTTAATAAAATATAATTACCTTTAATTAAAAATGTAAAATCAGGTTTAATTAAATTAGAATCATATTTAATTATATCATTAATATTAATATAATTAGTATTATTACTATTAATAATATTTAAAGTTTGATCAGTTAAAGTATAAGCTATATTACTATATAAATATCTATCGCATAATACAATATGATTTGATTCTAAATATTTTTTAATTATATTTTGTGATTCTTTTCTATTTTCTGCAAATATTTTAATTTGATCATTTAATGATTTAAATTCATATTGATTTTTTAAAAATTTATCAATTATTTTTCCAGTTTGTGTTTCTCTATTAGGAAATTTAATATATTTATATTTAATACTATTATCTTCAAAATAGTTTATTAATATATTAATTATAGTTGTTTTTCCAGAACCATTAATCCCTTCAAAAACTAAAAATTTGCCTTTATTCATTATTAATTATTATATTATATATTTATTTATAATATAGTATTAATTTATAATATAGTATTAATTTATAATATAGTATTAATTTTTCAATTTTAAAATCAACATATAATGAATAATCTAATTTTTAATATAATTAGTTTATTAGAATATAATAATGAAACTATTAATAATTTATCAAAACAATATAAATTATTAAAAAATAATAATTATAAATTTAATATTACACAATTAAAATTTTTAAATTATATAAAATATTTAAATTATTCTTCAAATAGTTTTTTATCTGAAGATATTCCAATTTTATCTAATTCTAATAGTTCATTTTCAGATATTGATGAAAAAATATTAGATAGTGATGAAGAATTAAGTACATATAGTGATGAAGAATTAAGTACAGATAGTAGTTATAATAGTAATTTAAGTACAGATAGTAGTTATAATAGTAATTTAAGTATTAATAGTTATAATAGTAATTTAAGTACTAATAGTTATAATAGTAATTTAAGTATTGGTAATGATGAAGAATTAAGTATAGATAGTAGTTATAATAGTAATTTAAGCACTAATAATATAGAATTAGTATCATTAAGTACTAATAGTAATTTTGAAGATAATGATATTAATTTTCATAATATATATAATATATTAAAATTAGATTATGAATATTTTTATAATTATTATACATTAATAAATAATATTAAATATAAAAATCTATCATTATATAAAGAATTAAATAATCTTATTTTATTTATTAATTTAGAATCAATTAATAATGATTTTTTAAATTTAATTAAAATAAATAAAATAAGATAAGATAAGATAAAATAAAATAAAATACAGGTAAAATAAAATACAGGTAAAATGATTTAATAAGTTAATATGTATAAAATATATATAAAAAATAAAATTGAATTTATAATTAAATAAAATATAAATATAATATAAATACTTATTATAAAATATAAGATTATAATATGTCATCAACAGATAAAAAATTAGATGAAATTTTAATTAAATTAAATAAATTAAATGATGAGTTTAATAAATATAAAAATACAGTTGATGATATTATTGTAATGAATACAACATTAGTTCAAGAAATTGCTAATCAAATTAATACTAAAATTGATATATTATGTAATATTGATAGTATTTCAAATAATAGTAAATCATCATCTACAAAAAAAACAAAATCATTATCTAAAACATCATTCTTTAAAGATAAAATGAAATCTAATATTAAAGAATTTATAGATGTATTATATACAGAAGATGAATTAAATGAATTATATAATCATCCAGATGTAAAAAGTAAAAAAAATGATTCAACAAAAAAAACTAAAATTATTGATTTATTATATAATAATATTACTAAAAAGGATGAAATTAAACATAATAAATTAAAAGAATTATTTGAAAATTATAAAAAAAATATGGATCATGTATATGATTCAGATGAAGAAACAAAATCAAATGCTTAAATCTAATACCTAAATCTAAAACTTAATTTTATTAATTAATATTATTTTTAATAATTATTTTAATTTTTTTTTTTATTTACTCTAGATTTTCTAGGTATCTTATCAGGTAATTCAATATTATATTTATCAAAAAGGGTTTTTAATTTATCCTTATTTTTAAATATTTCCATATAAAAACTTTTAAATGTAGATATAGATATATCAAATTCTTTTGCTATTTCTTCTGATGTAATATTATATTTTTTAGATATTATTAATAAAAATATTAATGATGCTATTTTAGTAGATAGTCTAGCATTTGGATTTCCAATTTTTAAATCATTAATATTATTTAATAATTCAATTAAAAATGCTTCATATTTAATATCTATATTAATTCTTTTTAAATAAGAAGAAATATATTCAAGATTAAAATCTTTATTAATAGGTAATTCAATAATACCTTCTTCTTCTAATTCTCTTAAAATTTTATCGCCTTTACTTAAATCATTTTCAGAAATAGAATACCATTTAGCTAATTCTTTTGGTTTTCGAATAATTCCTTCTTTTAAACACTCATAATAAATTAAAGAACCTAAAATACCTTTTAATATTTCACCTCTGTGAATTTTAGAAGTTTCTCTAATTTTTTTATATTGATTTAATACATTACTAATAATATTTTTTGGAATTACAAAATCTTCTGATTGATAATTTAATTTTTCTAATAATTTTTTTAATGTAGTTTCTTGAATTATACTATATTGTGATGTATTATTTCTTAAATATTTTTGATATTGAAATGCATTTTTACCTATACATTTAATTGGAATATGATAATTTTCATTGGTATTATATCCAGCCATACTTGGTTCATATTCTAAATTTTCAATAATAACATTTTTAATATAACCACATGTTGGGCATGTTAATGTGTTATTAATATTAGGTTGCATTTGTATATCACAATTAATACATTTTTTATAATCATTATTTGATATATTTACACTTTCATTAAATCTAGAATTTAATAATATATTAAAATCATCATCATTGCATAATTCAAAATCATCCATTTTTTGATTTATTTAATATAAAATTAGTTATTATTTAATTCAATTTTAATTAACATATAATTATAACTTTAAATAATAATTTATTATATAAATAAAATATCAAATTATTTTAAATAAAATATAAGTATATTATTAATTAATATATGAAGATTATATTTATTAAATTTTAGAATATATATTATTTATTTTTATAGTTTTTATTAATCTTTTAATATTTTTTAAAATTAATAATGTCTATAATAGTTACAGAAATTAATGATTTAGAAAATATAACTGATGAATATATAATTTATAATCATAATTTGATTAAAAATAAAATAGAAGATGCATTAAATATTGTTAAAGAATATATAATTAATAATAAATTATTAATTGTTGGTGGTATGGCTATAGATCTAGCATTAAAATTAAAAGGATCTAATTTATATAATGAGTTATATCAAATTCCAGATTTTGATATAATTTCACCAAAAAATATTGAACATGCAAATAATATAGGACAAATTTTATGTAATAATAATTTTGAAAATATTAGTATTATTCCTGCAATTCATCATACTACTGTTCGAGTTCAGTTATTAGGATATACAGTATTTGACTCTACATATGTTCCTGAATATATTTATAATAAAATTCCATCTATAGAATATAAAGAATTTAAATTTGTAGATCCTAATTTTCAAAAATTAAATCAATATTTATCTTTAAGTTTTTTATTTAAAATTACAGGACCTTCTTATAATATATTATATAGATTTAAAAAAGATATTGAACGATTTAATTTAATTGATAATTATTATAAATTAACAAATGAATTAAATATAAATGAAGCAAAATATAATAAATATAATAATGTTTTTAAATTTAATATAAATAATATTAAATTTACAGATATAAGAATTTTAAATAAAAATAATATTAATAATTATAAAATAGCATCTAATAATAAAGATATATTTAATAAAATAAATAAAGAATCTGTGTCATATAATATTAATTCAAATATTATATTACATGGAATTTTAGCATATCAATTAATATATAAAGAATTTAATAATTTATATTCTAAATTAATAAAAATCATTAATATTAAAGAAAATGATTTAAAAATTATTAATGATTATTATAAATTTGTAATTATTAAAGATGAATATATTATAAATAAAGACACAAATATTTTATCTTTTAATTATAATAATGAATTAGAATTAATTTTTATAAATAATGATAATACTATAGATAAAATTTATGAAAATTTAAAAAATTATTATAAATTAGATAAATTAAAAAAATATAATAATATTTTAGATTTAAAACCATCATATGGTGAATTTATTATAGATGGAGAACATAATATTAAAATATATGATTTATATGGAGATTTATTAAGTATTAATTTAATATATATACATGAAATAGATAAATTAATACCAATATCTTCATTTACATATAATTTAATGTATTTTTTAACTAATTATTATTTAGAAGAAGATAATAATAAAAAAAATATATATTTATATTATTATTTATCATTAAAATATATTATTCAGATTATAACATTTATTAAAAATAATTATTCAGAAGAATTTAATAAAACTTATAATTTTAATAATAGTTGTTTTAATTATTCAATTAATACACTAGGGAAAGAAAATTATCCTGATAATTATTATTATTATATAGAAAATTTTAAAAATTTAGTATATAATAATCAAAATTTAGATATATTACCATCAAAAAATTATATAGGATTTCCAAATTGTGATTTAAAAAATATATTTGATGAAAAAAAATCACAATATTATAATAAATATCAAGAAGAAGTAAAATATACTAATGAATCACATATAATTAAAAATGCTTAATTAACTACTTTTTTTTTACGAATATATTTTCTTTTTTTTATAATATCAGATGATTTAGTTTCATTATTATTTATTTCTAAATTAACTACTTGTTCAGCAACTTGTTCAACTTCAGGTTCAGCAACTTGTTCAACTTCAGATTTAGCAACTTGTTCAACTTCAGGTTCAACAACCTGTTCAACTTCAGGTTCAGCAACTTGTTCAACTTCAGGTTCAGCAACTTGTTCAACTTCAGGTTCAGCAACTTGTTCAACTTCAGATTTAGCAACTTGTTCAACTTCAGGTTCAGCAACTTGTTCAACTTCAGATTTAGCAACTTGTTCAACTTCAGATTTAGCAACTTGTTCAACTTCAGGTTCAGCAACTTGTTCAACTTCAGGTTCAACTACTTGTTCAGCAACTTGTTCAACTACTTGTTCAACTTCAGGTTCAACTACTTGTTCAGCAACTTGTTCAACTACTTGTTCAACTACTTGTTCAACTACTTGTTCAACTACTTGTTCAACTTCAGGTTTATTTGATACAAAAGTATAAGGTGTTGCATAATTAGATGATGCAAAATGAATAAAATGGACATTTGGATCAATTGTTAAAGTTTCATTAGATATATTTTTAATTTTAATTACAATAGTTTCATTTTTTTGAAAATGTGTATTTCCAATTAATTCTAATTTATTTTCATATTCAGGATTTAAAGTAAAACTTAATTTATAACCTTTTTGAATATCTAAATAAATACCTAAATTATATCTAATAATTTCATTTTCTTTAATTATATAATTATTTTTTTTTCCTATTGCATAAGCATTTTCATAAATATCACTTTTTTTAATAAATGATCCATGATCTAAAATATTATAACCAAACATTTTTTAAGATTCTATATTTAATAACCTTATATGAAAAGTATATTAAATATAGAAATATCTCTTTAATATTTTTTTATCTATATTATGAAAAAAATAAAAATATTATAAATTAATTTAATTTATAAATTATAAATTATCTAACTGAGAATTAATATCAGTTAAATTATTATTAATAAATTCTTCATTAATACATATTGAGTTATAACTACTACCAAATTTTGGCATTTGTCCAATCATTAATGGAGCACTTAATCCAGATGAACAAGTTGATTCTAATGAATTAATAGCTGCATTTTCTAATCCTTGAATTGGATGACTAAATGCTAAATTTAATAAAATATTATTTGATTCTCTTTCTTCAATACCTGATTTATCAATAGCTGATATTTGACCTGTATAAGTCATAGCATCTGCATACATCATATAATGTTTATTATCTGCTGCTGGCATCATATTCATTAATTCAATAATAATTTTATTACGTGCCGCTTCTACACCTAATAGTTCATAAATTTCTAAAATACTATCAGATTGAGATAAATATGGATCTAAATAAGAATTTTGAAAAATTTCTTCTAAATTTGTACCATCTGTATTAATAATAAATTCATTATTCTTTTCAATTGAATCATCTTCTTTAATAATGGTTCTAGCAATCTTATTATTAGTATTAGTTGAATAAATATTATCAATACCTCGTAAAATAGATACTAATAAATTATCAGTAATAAAATTTTCAATAGTATTAATATTAATTTCACTAGATTTTTTAAAATGTAAATTTCTAATATAAATTCTAATAAATATTGTATCAGCATTTTCAGCTGTATTAACTATAAATAAATATGGAAATAATTCTTTTAATTTATAACAAATTGATTCAAATTTCATATTTTTTTCAATTAATTTTTCTTTATTAAATTCTAATCTAATACACCATTTAATTAAATCATTTGGAATTTTCATATTTGGATTATGTTTTTCAAAAATTTCAATAATTTTAATTTCATGCACATATTTAGGATGTATAATTTGTTTATAGTCTTCAAAGAATATTTGATATGAATTAATAAATATCTTTAAAGGCATCATTTCAATATGATTTGCAATTTCTTGAATTTTAAATTTATTTGTTTTATATTCATCATTAACATATAAAATCATACTTGGTGATTTCATTTTAGATGTATCCTTTGCACCTAAAATTTCTTTCATTCTAACTAAAAAGTCAGTTTTAGTTCCAGAAGCACCTGTTCTATGATGACTATCTAAAACATATTGTGTCATGGGTTCAGAAATAGATTGTGCTGTAATAATTCCAATAGGACAGCCATAATCTATTAATGATTTATGATAAGTATTTAATATACGATTAATAATTAAATCTAAAATTTCATAATTTAAATTTAAAGTAATAATATTTTTAATATATAGATAAGATCTAATTAAAATTCTAATTAATGTAAATGAATTATAAATATGATCTGGTATTTTTTTCTTTTTTGCATATTGCATTTCATTATAATGACAATACATAATTTTATTACATAAATCATTCACTTTTTCTAAAATAATAGAAGGATTTAATGTATATTTTTCTTTTTTAATAACATCATTAAAATTATAACAAATATCTTCAATAATTCTATGAATATTAATAGGTAATTTTTTCATATCTGTTAATAATTTATTTTTATTATTTTGTTTTTCAATTTTTAGATAAATTTCTCTATATAGATTTCTATCATCTAATAATAATTTATATTCTTCATCTAAAATACTTTGAATATTTTTATTATGATAAACTTTATCTAAATCTTTAAATGTTGTTTTATATTTATTTTCTAAATCTTTTAATGACATACTAATAGTATTGAATTTAACTATTTCATTTTTTCTAGTATCTACTCCATCACTACCGTAAATAAATTGTACAATATTTTTATTTTTTACAACCTTTCGTGTATTATCAATATATAAAGATTCTAAATTTTTAATACTTTTTCTATTTTGTTCACCAGTAATACTAGTAGATAAAGCTTTATTAATAATACTATATCTAGCTTCCATTGATTGAAATATAAATGATAACATATCAACTCCTGATGTATAAGATTCAGTAACAAATCCTCTATTTTGAGGACTATCATCAAATCTAGAATAATATGGACATGTGCGTTCATAATCAAATAATTTAAACATACGTTCTCCACCAATAGATGTTTGCCCAATAGATGAACTAATTTGTAATAAATTAGTAAATTTACCTTTTGACCCTGAAGAGATTAATTTAAATAAATTATTTTCTTCTGTTTTGATATCTTCAAAAACGGGTTTTAGGAAATCATCACCTAAATTTAATACTGATAACTGCTGTTGTTCATAAAAATCTTTAACAGTCATTCCTAGTGGAGGAATAATTTTTCCTTCAATTAAATTTTTATATATTTGTTGAGATTCATATAAAATAGATGCTGTTTGTTTATGTACCTTTTCTAATGCCTTTTTACTAATAGTAATATCATCATAAGTAATAGTACATCCATGATGCATCAAATATATTGTAGTCATTTGTTGTAAATTATAAATCATATCTAAGGCAATATCACTGCCATATTCATTATGAATAATATGAAATAATGATCCATCAACTCCTTGACCAATTGATTTTTTATCTAATCGACCTTTAATTAAAGATCCTCTAGATATTTCTACTTTAATTTCATTTAAATTATATTTAATAAAGTCAACATAATCTGGATTATAAAATCCAGCCTTTTTATTAAAATTAATTGGTGGTAATAATTTACTAACCAATTCTTTACTATTATAATTTGAATTATTAAAATTAAAATTTTCTAAAATACTATAATTTTGACTAACTAGTCTCATAGCATTATATTTATTAATATTTAAATTATCCTTAGTAAATTCAAAGATACCAATTAAACCATCATGATATACTCCAATAGATGGTGAACCATTTTTTAATGAAATAGACCATCTTTCAACTCCAGATAAATTTTTACATTCATTTCTAGAAATAATAGTATGTGGAAATATAATCATCATAGCATCACCATCAAAATCACCTCCATACATTGTATCTGCTACATTAACAGATAAACGTAAAGTATCACCTTTATCCATAATTTTAACAGTATGTCCACTAATAGAACTATATAATAAAGAAGGAGCTCGATTCATAGCTACATAATCACCTTCGATTATATCTCTATAAATAATATCTCCATCTTCTAATACAAAATCATCATTAATTGCACCGACATAATATTCAGATCCAGTAGATTTTTTAATAATTTTTGAACATCCTGGATATTTTTTATCCTTATTCATAAAATATATCATTAATCTATCTTTATTATAATATTGAACGGTTTCTGGTATTTGAATATTTTTTGCAATCGAAATAGGAACACCTACTTCATTAATTTTAATATTATTATCACCTGTAATAACAGATCGACCCATATAAGTAGTTCTTTTACCTAAAATATTTTTTCTAATTCTACCTGATTTTTTTGGAAATCTTGATGAAATAGACATAAGTGAACTACCTGTATTTGTTTGTAATTTATTAATATTACTTGATGGAGTGTCTTTAATTAAATTATAATAATGCATTTCAATATTATCTAATTGAATGATATTTTTAATAATAGATTCTTCATCTAAAACAGATGGTAATTTATCTAATAAATTAACAATATTTTTTAAAATAGTTGTTAAATCATTATTATTAGATCTTCCACCTTTAATTTTTTTAATATCTGGTCGAATAGTCACTGGAGGTGCTCTAATAACTCTTAAAATATATTTTTTAGGATGTGAAGAAATATCTTTTCCTAAATCTTTAACTGTTTGATCAGTAATTCTAGAAAAAATTTCTTCAATTTCTGTATTATATATTCTTCTTTCATCCTCATCTATTTTAATATATATTTTTAAATGATCTTTTGGATCCTTTTGTACATTAGGATGAGGTGTATTACAATGAATACATTTAATATATTTTTGTGTTGTTGTTCTTGATAATTTTACATATTCATTTAATATTTGTGATTTTTGTAAATTTGATGAATTTTTAATTTTTAAAATAGGATTTCCACATGTAAAACAAATTATTTTTAACCATTTTAATACTTCTTTTTTAAATAATGGTGATATCACCGGATATGGTAAATTAATTTTTCCAAAATGTCCACCACATATTGTTTTATCTCCAAAACATGTATGACAAATATAAGAATGGTCTGTAGTACCTAATTTTGAATCATATATACCTTGATTAAATGCTTTATTATTTCTAAATAGTTCTTTATTTTTAATCTCGACTACCGATTCAACATCATTTTCTTCTTCGTCTAAAACATAAAATTTAATTTTATTTAATTCTGAAGTTGGAATAAATTCGTTTTGCATTATTGATATAACTAATTAAATAAAAATATTATATTTTAACTATATTAATAATGAAAATATAATTCAATTTTAAATTATATTTTTAGACTATTTATTAGTTATATATAGTATATTTAATATAAAATTTATTATAAATTATTAATTTTATATTTTATATTTAATTTTATATATTATATTATTATATAAAAAAATAGTATAAAAAATGAATTCTATTATTCTTAAAAATTTAAATTTAACAGATATTATTATTAATAATAAATCATTATTAACTATTAAAGAATTATTAAATACAGTTAATTATAATTTAGATAATTTATATATAGATAGATTTTGGTATAGTATTCAAGATGATAAATGGATTTATTTAAATAATGATTTAATTTTATGGCTTGGGTATAAAGATATTAAACATGGAAAAGAACAAATAATTAAATTGATTAAAAAATATAATAAAGAAAATGAGGATTATAAAATATTAAACTATACTGAATTTGATATTAATAATTTTTGCGCCGGTATAGATGGGACAAAAAATAAATATGAAGAAAAAAGAGGTGCTCATAATAAACAATACATTACAGTGTCACCAGATTGTTTTAAAGAATTATGTATGCATGTAGGAACAAAAAAATCAAAAGAAATTAAAAAATATTATATAGAATTAGAAAAAGTATTTAAATTTTATTTAGAATATCAAAATGAATATAGAAAATTAGAATTAGAAAATATCATTAATGAGCAGAAAGTAGAATTAGAAAATACAATTAAAAATACTAAATTAGATAAACATAAATATTTAATAGAAAAATTTAATTATAAACAATGTATATATGTTATAGAAATTAATATAAATAAAAAAAAATTAATCAAAATAGGATCAACAAAAAATATTTATAATAGAATTATGGCAATGAATACTTCATATTTATGTGATTGTATTTTATTAGATATTTATGAATGTGAAAATAATTATAGAGAAATTGAACAATATATATTATTACATAAAGAATTTAAACAAAATTTATATAAAGAAAAAATTAATAATATATTACCAAAAGAAATAGTTCAATTATCAGATAAATTTAATTATGATCAATTAATATCTATAATTAAAAATAGTATTAAAAAAAATGTATATTTAACTCCAGTACAATTATTAGAAAAACAAAAAATAGATTTAATAAATAGATTATTAGATAATGGATATAATCCAAATTTATTTGAAAATTTTACAATTAATATTATTACAAAAAAGAAAGTGGAAATAATAAAATGTAAAAAATGTAATAATAATTTATCTGAATCAAATAATAATTTACCTGAATCAAATAATAATTTACCTGAATCAAATAATAATTTACCTGAATCAAATAATAATTTACCTGAATCAAATAATAATTTACCTGAATCAAATAATAATT